TACTGTTTTCCATCGTCTGGATATGGCGGACGAACAACCCAAGAATTTGTTGTGCCTTGCCAGAAATAATTGCCATCTGTTGGTCTTGGCGTTGGGGGCACATAAGCACAGGTAGCCTCATCAAACGTCCATGCAGTGAAATTATCACGATTTGGCAAAGACTCCCATCTTGCTCGAGCATTCTGTTGAACTTCAGCTTTCTCTGCATCTGTCATGTCACGCAAAGCCCAAACGTCAGTCCATACTCCATCAATTTTTTGATAAATTGGTTCTTCTGAATTGAGCGCTTGATAAATTGTAGGAATTGGGCGTTCTACACGAACAAAGGGCTCCCACTCTGATGGGATAGAGCCAAAAGCCTGAAGTAAGTTGTCTTCAAAAGCAGGATGATCAATAGTGTTTTCGTTACCGTCTGTTTTAATATAAAGATTCATTTTCTACTCCAAAATTAAGGCGATCCAACACAGGTTGATGGGAATGTGCGCGTGTTGCCGGGCCAGACGACACGGACTGCTCCAGAACTTCCTGCTCCACCATATGACGCACAGTTATTACCTACACCACCGCCGCCGCCGCCATACGAACCACCATTTGCTCCCGCAGAATACGGAGAAACTACTTTAGAACCATTAGATCCTCCACTACCACCACCACCAATAGCAGAACAAACATTGGAGTTTGTTCCACCACTGCCACTAGAACCTTGGCCAAACAATCCTACTCCACCGCCGCCAGAACCTCCTGAAGGCCCACTAGGAGCAGAACTTGTACCGCCACCGCCGCCACCACCTGATCCAGAAAAGCCGTTGCCTCCATACCAAACATAACCCGCCCCGCCTGAGCCAGAATAACCTCCTGCACCTCCGCCACCTCCGCCACCATAACTATTACCGCAACTGGCCGAACCTCCGTTTCCTCCATTGCCACCGCCAATTCCTGTATATGTACCACCTACTCCAAAACAACCTCCATATCTACCTCCAGAAGCACTGCCACCTTTTGCTACTGCCGTTGATACAAAATATGAGCACCCGCCGCTTCCTCCACGACAGCGTAATCTACCACCTCCTCCGCCACCCCCAACTACTACCGTATATGAATTACCGGGAGTAACAGAGTAACTGTTTGTGTAACCTAATCCACCTCCGCCACCGCCTGATCCAGAATAACAACAGCAACAATGAATTTTACCTCCACCTCCACCGCCACCGCCAACTGCAACTACAGAAACTGATGTCACTCCTGTAGGTGCAACCCAACTATAGGTTCCTGCTGTCGTATAGGATTGAGAGCTTGGAGCCACAGAAGTAGTAATGCTATTACTTGATCCACTATAGGCACCATATCCAATTGAATTTTGCGCTCTTACTGTAAATGTATAAGTAGTCGAAGCAGTTAAACCAGTAACTGTAATTGGACTACTTGCTCCTGTTGCAGTGATAGAACCGGGACTTGACAATGCTTGGTAACCAGTAATGCTCAATCCACCTGTATTAGTGGGAGCAGTAAAAGCTACAGTGGCCGTGGTCGCACCAGTAGCCGTAGCTGTTCCAATCGTAGGAGCGCCAGGTACGGAGCTATAAGTCCCACCAGTAAAAGCATTAAGAATGCCACTCATGTCACATTAGTCCCTGTTAATAGCCATTGAGTTGTAGCAATCTTAACGCAGTTTGCTACGCCATATTGAGCCAAAGACCTCGAGCCTGTACCGCCGCCTTGCGCCCAAGTTAATGTGTCCGAAGTGATAGCAATAGTCACCACTTGTGATGTCATGTTGATAAACTGGAGAACCGTTCCAATAGGATACGCAACAGAAGAGTTGGCTGCAATCGTAAATGTGCGGGCATTAGCGTCTGAGGCTGGGTGGAAGATGCACTTACCAGCATCGGCCAGGACTGTTGTATATGCAGTGCTTTGGCTGTTTTGCGGGATGCTCAAGAACCCCACGGAAGTTGTTCCATCTGCGGTCGTGTTGGACAAGTTGCCACTTGCAGGCGTTCCAAGAATAGGCGCTACAAAGGTTTGCTGTCCTGACCATGTGGCCGCCACGTTAGTTGCTGGCATGGATGTCCAAGCGCTTCCAACATATTGGTCAACTAGACCTGTTGTTGAGTTATAGCCAATCTCACCGTTTGATGGTGAGGCAGGACGAGAGCCTGTTGTCCACGTTGGGAGGAAGGCGCCGTTTGTACCATCGAGTATCATTGCCATGTTAATTCCTTTTTACCAAGACCAAATAAATACTGCGCCATCACCGCCACGACCACCTGTTCCACCAGTAGAAGCTCCATACCCTCCGCCACCACCACCAGAACCTATGCCGCCAATACCTCCATTGCCAGCGATTCCGCCGCCTCCTACAGTTCCACCGCCGCCTCCAGCTCCACCAGTACTTAAAAATAAAGGTTGAGTTAAAAAATAACCATTTCCCCCGGTACCTCCTGGCCCACCTGAAGCGCCACCATTAACAATTGGGTATCCATAATTTGTAGCTACATTTGATCCCGCATTAAGAGCTGCGCTCGCTCCGCCAGCACCTCCACTTAAAAATGTAGTCGTAGAAGCTGTAATTGCAGTTCCCACCGCCGCACCAGCTTGACCAGCTATTGAATTAAATATTCCAGCAGCACCGAAATAATTGTTTGCAAATGCAGTACCAGCAGTTGAACCTGACCCTGCATTTGCTGTTAAAAGTGTATAACCAGCACTCGCAGTTGGCCCTTGCCAAATTACAGAAGTTGCACCTCCCGCCCCAGCGCTCGGCAATCCACCTGCGCCAATAACAATTCTTAATTGGTCAGGAATAAATATTGCTGGTCCAATCCATTTCGTGACTGCTCCAGAGCCACCGCCAGCACCACCACTTGAGCCGCCTACACCTGTTGTGCCGCCGCCGCCTGCCCCAATTAAAAGCATACGCACCATAGATGCGCCACGGGGTTTGATCCAGTCACGAGTAGTGCCACCACCATAAAACTCTTGGTAATTGGCAGTTTGTGGGTTGGCAAAATTAAATACGTCTATCATATTTTCACCATGTAATGATTACTACGAGGCCGTTGCCACCTGCGCCACCAAAGTTTAAGCCAAAAGCCCCTCCGCAACCTATTCCCGCTTTTACATTGTCAAAATTTCCAGAGCCCCCCATTCCAACGATTATTGGTTGCATTTGAAAAAATCCATCAGTAGGTGATGTAATTCCTATGTAACCATAATTTGAAGTTGGAGAACCTTGTCCACCGCCAGCTAAAAAAGTAGTTGATGATGGATTTACCGAAGCATTCGATCCCGTTTGTCCTGCAATACTTTGATAAAACCCCATACAAGAAAAGTAATTTGAAGTAGATGCTGCGCCACCCGTTGATCCGCCACCATTAGCAGTCAACAAATTGTAGCTTCCATTTACACTATAGTTAACAAGCGTGTTAGTTCCAGCTACAAGAATTGCTTGACTTACACCAACGCCACCTTTGCCAACTTGTATTTGCAACTCATCAGGAATTAAAAAAGCAGGAACCATACAATTTGTAACTGCTCCAGAACCGCCGCCATAATTCGCTGCATCTCCACTTGCACCAGCACCAATTAAAGTAAACCAAACAAATGATGCGCCTTGTGGTTTAACCCATGTTTGCGTGCCTTTTGTTTCTCCAGCATTAAATATCTGAATATTTGCGCCTTGAGGGGTTGGATATTTTATAGGGTATGACATATTACCAACTCGCTATTAAAATCATACCAGCGCCTCCGTTACCACCAGTTGCTCCGCCATATGCACCACCAGAACCAATACCACCAATTGTATTGTCTGCCGCACTATTCGTACCATTACTCCCAGTGCTAACAATAATTGGTTGTAATTGAAAAAACCCATTATTAACACCTGTAACGCTATAGCCGTAATTAGCAGTAGCAGCTGCTCCTGCGCTTCCAGAACTTAAAAATGTAGTTGCTGATGGTGTTTGAGTGCCGCTTGATATTCCAGCTTGACCAGCAACAGATTGAAAAAACCCACTATTTGCAAATTGATTTGCTGTCATTGCAGTACCGCCAACCCCAGTACTGCCAGCGCCAGCAGTTAATAATATTGCTAATGATGCTGATGAACCACGATAATAAACATAACTATCAACCTGAGCATGACCAGAAACTCCAAAAAATGATGGCTGAATTATTAAATTATTAGGTACATTCTGTGCCGCACCATACCAAACAGTTACTGCCCCAGAACCACCTGACCCGGTACCACCACCAGTAGAACCATCGCCAGGGCCACCGCTTCCAATTAACATCATGTAAACATGGCTAACGCCTACAGGTTTTATCCAAGAATAGGTTTGAGTTACACCTAATAGACTGCTGCCAGCCCCATAAAAAATCTGCACATCAGCATTGCTGTTGCGAAATTGGTTTTGGTTTTGGCGTACAAACATGATTAAGGCGTGTTGGTAGATGCGTTATACCAAGATGGTGCAGCAACATCCATACTTGTACAAGTATATTCCAATGGGTTATCTTGATTAACCACTGTACCTGTTTCTGTATAAATGTTTTGGCAAACACCATCCAACATTTTCATGTATCCCGCCCCTGTAGTGGGAGCGATAAACTCAATACTCCACCAGTTGTATGTAGGCATATCAATAATCTCCTGCGACAGTTACGACTGAATAACCTGTACCAGCAGAACCAGTAGAAGTACCAAAAGTAACATAAAGCAAATAACTTGCTGGCAATGCAAAGTTCAAAGGCAATTCAAACACGCTTGATGCAGCAGTCTGAGATACTGTCACCGCAGGTAATGTAATCTCATCATAAAGCCATGTTACTGTTGCGCTAGTGGATGTGCTTGATGAAATAAACACACGACAAACAGTAGCGGCAGGAGAACCTACAGGGCGAAAACGAATCTTTTGAAGATAAGAGCCATTAGCACCAGCAGTAAATGCTTTGTACAACGTGCCTGATCCGTCTTGTGCGGTGTTAGCCGTTGGGCCAACTACTAGACCAGAATTAAGTGCTGCAACGCTAGTAACGTCACCTGCTATTGAATAAATTGGGGATGTGTTTGCTGCCATGAAAACTCCTTATGGGAAAATACAATTAATTGCGATTGCTCTGACTAAACCTATTGTAGGGCCTGTAACTGCCGCCGCCGCCCATATTGGAGCACCCGAGCCTTGAGATGTCAAGACGTAGCCTGTTGTTCCAAAAGAGGTAAATGCATATGCTGTTCCTGTTCCATATACAACTCCGCCGGACGTTGGTGTTGCTGTTGAGTTTGTGCCGCCAGAAGTAATAGGAAGAGCGTTGGCTAAAGTGACCACTTGACTGGAGCTAATCGTGACCGCCGTAGTGCCCGCTGTTTGTAGAGCAAGAGAGCCAGAGGTGTCACTAGTGACAACCACTCCGGCTGATGTTGATGCGTTAATTGATGCTGTCATTTTGTTTCCTTAAATATTAGGGTGAGCCAACACAGGTTGATGGGAATTTGCGAGTGTTACCGGGCCAGACAATACGGACAGCACCGCCAGTGCCATTGCCGGGCGAAGCATTGCCAATATAACTACCGCCACCACCTCCTCCACCATAATTTCCACCATTGCTACCTGCGTTTCCAGTAACAGAAGCTCCACTTGATCCTCCGCTACCACCTTTGCCATTTTGAGTTCCACCAGTTCCACCGGCTCCATTAGATCCTTGTCCAAATAAACCAACGCCCCCGCCGCCGCCGCCACCAAAATTTGGGCCAAAATTATTACTTGAACCACCGCCACCACCACCACCACTACCGGCGCAAGCCGTGCAACCAAAAGCCTTGGCATTTCCTCCATTACCTGCGTATCCTGCGGCACCACCACCACCACCGCCACCAGAGTTTACGAATAAACCTCCATTACCACCTGTAAATCCACCACCACAAGCCGTAAAGTTTGTTCCTATTCCACCGGGTACTACTCTACCTCCTGTAGCCACCATAACGGCCGTAGGAGAACAAAAGTAACTTCTTGTCAATATTGGTGTACTATTAGTAGCGCCAACTTGTACGCTGTAACTATTTCCCGGCGTGACGGTAAAATTATTTATATATGCTAAACCACCACCACCACTACCCGCTCCACCAATACAAGAACCACAACATCCCTGTTGTCCAGCATTAGAACCACCAATTGCTACTACGGAAACCGAAGTAACTCCTGTAGGGGCAACCCAAGAATATGTTCCCGCAGTCGTATAGGATTGAGAACTAGGCGCAGGGCCAAAACTCCTCTGGTTCTGAAACATTGCAACAGTAGCGCCACTCATGTCAATCCGCTCCCTGAAATTAGCCAAGTGGTAGTAGTCATTTTTACAGCAGTTGCAGAGCCGTACTGAGCCAGTGATCGTGAGCCAGTCGTGCCTGCGCTAGACAAATACATTGTATCGGTGGTGATTGCAATCGTCACCACCTGAGACGTCATGTTGATGAACGTCAATGTTGTACCAACAGGATAAGCTACACTGCTATTGGCTGGAATTGTGAAAGTCCTAGCGTTCGCATCTGTAGATGGGTGGAAAATGATTTTTCCTGAGTCAGACAAAACTGCTGTATATGCAGCAGACTGGCTGTTAATAGGAAGAGTCAAATACCCAACAGCGTTTGTTCCATCGGCAGTTGTATTCGATAGATTGCCACTTGTGGGCGTGCCAAGTAGGGGCGTTACTAATGTAGGGCTTGTTGCAAGAACGGCGCTACCACTTCCTGTTGTTGCCACCCATGTTGGCGTCGATGATCCGCCAGATGCCAAAAGATACCCGCTTGTACCAACGGCGCTATATCCAAAACCCGTACCTGTTGAATAAGGAACCGTACCAGCTGTACCGGCAGTGGCGGTGAATAACGTCCCTGTTGTTGACGGCAGAGTAATAGTAACCGTCACCGCATCTGTTGGGGATAATGTTGTTGCGCCGCTTGTTGCGCCATTGAGTACGACTTGTCCCATGATATTTCCTTAGAGAATTACCCAGCGTCCACCGCTAGGAACAGTGATTACAGCGCCACTTGCTAGGGTGATCGGGCCTGTGCTAGACCCGCTTGTACCGCTGGCAAAAGTGTAGCTGGTTGCAATTGTTTGATTGTTTACGAAGATGGCATTGGAAGCCGCGGCTCCACCAATACCGCCCCAACTGGAGCCGTTATAACCCTCAAAACTGTTGATGGTGCTGTTAAACCGAAGCATACCCGTGGAAGGTGTACCAGGCTCTTGTGCCGTCGTTCCAACAGGAACCGTGATCGCCCCTGTGCCGCCAAACGTAACCGTACTTGTACCGTCCGTAGCCAACGTAGAAATGGTCGTAGAACCAATTGTTGCCGATGGCAGATAACTCTGAGCTGATACATAGTCCGTGCCGTTAAACACAACATTGGCTCTAGTATTGGCAGGGATTGTGACGCCAGTTAGGCCTGACGCTTTGATGGTAACTGTAAAGTTGGAGCCGTTGATGACGTAGTATGTCTTGCTATATGTGGCGCCACCATACCCAGAACTGGGCGCGGTGATGGTCACATTGGCTGTTAAAGAGTTAATGCTCAGAATTGCATACTGGGCTGTGCTCGTGGTAATGCCGGTTGATGAGCTTGACCCAGCGGTATTGCTAAGAGTCAGCGCATTGGCTGTAAAGCTTGACTGAGTTAGAGACAAAGTACCTGCAACTGCAATATCAAGATATTGTGTTAGGCCGTTGTTTATCTCGCTACCCCATACACCAGGCTCTGTTCCGGTGGTGATAATCGGTAAATACAGCAGTGATGAAGGTGTTATTGCCATGTTATTGTCCTGACGGTATCACGGTCCAGTTGGGGGATTCAGGGTCATTGATAATGGTCCAGCCCGGAGTTTGCGTATTGCCTATATTTTGCCATGAAGCAGTCTCGCTGTCATCAACAGCAAACCAGCCAATCACGGTGTTGGAGTCTGCGGCCACCAGGTTCTCAATGATGCTGTAAATCGCACCGTATTGAATAGATTCCTGGTCAGCAAGTGTCGTAGCCTCTGAAATGCTTAGAGTCAAAATAAGATTGACGGAGCTCGAGTCTGCCGATGTAACGCCCTCAGTAATCGTGAAGAACGAGATAAACCCGCCAATATACGAGTCAGCAGAAACCACTGCCTCTGCAATACTCTGCAAAAACGTTGATATCTGAGCGCTAGAATCCGCCACCGCAAGATTCTCTACGATCCCAAAGAAGAACGTATCGATCTCTGAGTCGGTATTGTTGGATGTAAAGAACTCTGTTAAAGACTGTAAAAAAGCTGATTGCTGGGTGCTAGAGTCTGCTAAACCTGCATTTTCCACCAATGAAGAGCTAAATTGTGCCGATAAAACGGGCGTATCTGCCAGACCTGAATTCTCTGTATTACTAAACGTAAACTGCTGAGAAATAGAGTTAACGTCACCAACAGTGGTTCCATCGGCGTTTACAAAGTAAAACTGCGATGCCTGGGTGCTTGAGTCAGCACTATTTACATTCTCGGATATGCTATTAGAGAAAGTGCTTAACTCAGAGTTGGTGTCGCTGGAGGTCAGCGCCTCCGTAATACTCTGCAAAAAAGTGCTAAGTTGCGTGCTTGAATCTGCCAAGCCAGAGTCTTCAGTAATGGAAAAAGCATACTGATTACTGCCCGTTGATGCAAACGGTGACTGGGCAAAGGTGCTTAAACCAAACATTACAAGATCACCCAGCGTGATCCACTAGGAACGGTAACAGCCGCTCCAGAGGACATCGTTATAGGGCCAACAGAAGAGGCGGCATATCCAGCTGGTATCGAATACGAGGTGGCAATCGTCTGGTTATTTGTAACCAATCCATTGGTAGCCGCAAATACTGGAGCATTGGCCACGTTATTAATGTCTAAATTAACAGACTTTCCAGCGGGATAGGTGATGAAAACATTGACCGTACCGCTAAACGTGACCACGCTGCCCGAGTTGCTGGACGACAATATGGTCGTGCGCGCAAGAGCTGGTGTTGCAGAAGTGTACGCGCCATACCCGACCTCCCAGTTACCAGAGGAGTCTGTGGCCGCATAATAGGTTGTATTTGCGTTGGTTAGCGCAGAAAAGGACTGAAACCCAGTGACGGCAGAGCCCAGAGTAAAACTACTTGTTGTGTAGCTTGTACTCTGTACTTGGACTCTATCAGCAACTTGCAGAGCCATCTAAAGCCCCAATCAAGATGTAGCAGTTGTGCTATATGTTACCGATACGGTATCGCCTGCCGTCGTGGCTTTGGCTGTACTGAAGTTGCCCTCAGAATACAAGGTTCCACTGGTGTTGCTTTGAGTGCTGACAGCACCTGTTCCAGTCACCAAGAAGCAACCGTAAACTGTTCCTCCGCCACCTGTGATTGTGTAGGTAATCGCCGTAGCGGTACTGGACGTCACGTTAGAGGGCGTTGATCCGGTTGATGTAGACGCTGCAAACACCGCTGTACCACGAACCGCTGATCCGCTGACTGTATAAGCCGTAAACTCTTTACCACCGCCCACCAAAGTGGTCATGGTGTCTGTTGCGGCAGGAGTCAAGGTGGCATTTGTTAGACCCAAGAAAGGTCCGACAACAGTATAAGCGCTGCCTCTAAGCAACGTATCCAACATTAACTGCTTGCCGCCTGCGACCACCAAATTGGGAAACTTATCTTCCCACTTAAAGTTGCCGTCTTTGTCATGACAAATAACGTGATACCAGCCTTCAATGCCCATGCCTTCTGGCACCTTGGGATTGGTATTAAGTGTAGCTACAGCGTAGTCTCCACATCCTTGAGTTTCGTTCGTCATGATGACTCCTATGCGATTCGCAATATTGCGTTTGTGTTGTTAACGGCTGGGAACTGAATGGTGAATGAATTGGTGCAGGTTTTATCCCCACCAAAATCAAGAATAGCCACTGAAGCATTGCTTTGACTTTGATTGTAAATCAAGGCCCCACGGCATGTAAATGCTGCCGGTGACCATATGGCATTGGCAAATGACCAATAAGCGGTTGTACCGCCTGTAGAGCCCGATGTGGGGGATTGTGAGATGGTCAATGGAATCCCGCCTGCACTGTAGCCGGTTCCAGATACCTCCCCAACAAGTTGGGAGGTGTACTGCGTGATGGTGGCATTTAACAGTGCATTTGCAGTAAACAAAGCAATGTAAAACGTGTTCGGACTGGTAGGCCCAAAGTTGTGTAAACCTTGGGCCAACTGGACTTTAAAGCTGGTCGTAGCCGTTTGGACTATGCTCATTTAACCGCCTGACTATATTGACCTGTTCTGTAGGCGTCGGTGCGCTCCATGCCATCGCCAAGACGTTTAGCTAAAGCCAGTGCCTCGGAATAACGATCAAAGTAAACTTTAAGCACATCAGCCTCACCCTTCATAAAGGTGTAAGCCTCAACCAAAGCGCCGTACAAAAGCACGGTATCAAAGTTCTGACCCAGCCAGCTTGTGCCAGTTGGGTTGTTTACAGAGTTAACCTGTAGCTGAAAGTTGGTTCCATTGCCAAAACTGGCAGACAATAAGTCTCCAGGGGCGTAATAAGAGCCGTTGTAATTCAAAGTTACCGCCGTGACCACGCCACCAGCAACCGTGATATCGGCCCTTGCTCCAGTGCCTGTGCCGCCTGTGAGCGTTTGGTTGTAGTACGTTCCATTGGAATAACCAGACCCAGCCGCATAAATACTTGTGCCGTTGATGGCAGACTGGACAATCGATGTTGGGTAATAGTAATAGTGCAGCTCGGCAGTATAGAGTGCATCAGGCGTTGGGCCCATGATGACCGACAAGTTGGTAGAGACCGATCCGCCGCTTACCGTTGGGCCAAACAATGCGTAATACTGTGGCGTGCCGTAGGAAGTTGGGTTGTTGTACGTCTCACGAATAAAGTTGACGTCTTTGTTCAACAAGAATGAATAATTGCCCTGGAACGTAATCGTCCCAGAAACCGCAGCTGTGTTGGGCAAATTAAACGTAATTATCAAGCCATTGATATTTGTAACGGTGGCTCCGGTCGCTATCCCTGTACCAGTGGCAATCTGACCCAACAAAATGTTGGTAGCGCTGGATACGGTGATTGTGTACGCGCCCGATGTACCTGTGGCCGTAGGAGTTGCGTTTTCAAAAATGGCCAAAGAATACACTGCCAAAAAGTCAGACGGCAACGACAGATACTGATTGTTCTGTGTAATGGTTCCCGTTGAATTCTTGCGAATGGATGGAAACTGTATCGTGTTGAAGATACGCTGTTCCGCCTGCTCAACAAACATAGGAATATCCGCTACGAAAGTGCTCTCGTAGTTTTGCGTGTAATCCTGTATGAGTTGAGACAGCTCGGAATATGTCATGCCATTGGGCCTCTAGCCATCACGCCTTTGGTTGCAGCTCCAGTGCCACGAATTTTAATGCCGTCATCTTTAACGCGGTCATCCATCGTGATAGACACGCCCATCAAAGGAACCCAGTTCTTTTTCTTCTCAAACTCAGGGTCTGTGAAAGCGGCAGATGGCCCTACTGGACGGCCTTTCATGTCGTGTGGCTTTGCATACTCAGCAGCAGAGCCATTGTTGACATCGCTGGCGCGGTGAATAGCAGGGCTATCCTTTTTGGTGGGTTTGACTTGAGTTTTCATTATTTGCTTCCAGGTTTTTGGTTATGCGCTCTGGCCAAGTTACGTCCAACAGCACGCATATCTTTGCCGGTTGGGCCGCCTTTTTTAAGCTTTGTAAGATTGGTTTTTTTGTTCTCATGCAGCTGTTTGTCGTGCATAGAAAAAGCCTTCTTAATCAGCTTTTTGTCTTCTTTAATATCGTCGTGTTTCATTTCAAACTCCTACGTTGTAACTATCGTAACTGTACCAACTTGCACGGTTGGAATCAAATCATTTTGAGTCAATGCAACATCAAAACTGCTGGCTCCACCAACAGGGTTCCAACCCCACTGGAAAACTCTACTTCCCTCACCCACAAATCCATCTGACAATTTGCCAGACTGGTAATAACTCAAGTCCGGCCTTGGATCTCTCACGCCCTGGGGGTCATCCACTGGGAACATACCCAATTGCAACTGCGGCTGGTCTGGGTCCCAACAAGTTGGACACACCAACAAGTTGTATACCTTGGTTTTTATGACTTCCTTCTTGAGATTCGTCAATTTATAACGAAAACCACACCGATCACACTCTGCAATCGAGTTTTTACCGGAAGAAAACCTATTTCCCATTAGAAAGAGCCGCCAATATACATCTGTCTGGGCACAAACCTGACAGCGGCTTTCTCTTGATCCTCCTGTGCTGCATTATTCCAGGCTTCATCATACTGAGCCTTCAAAATCTGTATTCTATCGAGTGCGCCAGGTATCTTCATGGCCATGTAGTAGGATAAACCAGCCACTAAACATGGAATAAACCTGAATGGCACGTCTGCAATGTTAGTTCCGCCCCCAGCATCCTGTACTCGACGCATTCTCCAGTACACAAGCTGGTAAGTATTGGCGTTATCAGGTGTTGGCCACACGGTTACGCTGTTTTTCTGGGTCAAATAGAGGGCAATACCAGCACTATGAGTGGCCGCAGTTGTAGTTCCTTGACCGCGAGTGCAGTTTAAGATGTAAGCGGGATAGCCATTGACTGCCGGTTGAAGCTCGTTGTAGCCAATTAGCTCATCATCGAGGGTTACCCAGCCTGCATTTGGTAATCCAGACAGTGAACTTACCGCAATTTGCGTATCTGTAGTCCCAACAGCGCTGGCAATGGTGATGGCAGTCGGTGAAGTGTTGGCTGTTAGGCGCTGAATCCATAATTGGATGGGGCGTCCTTGTACCAACTTGTTGGGGATGGTCGCATAAGTAGACACGCTGATACGCGTAATCGTCAAATCAGCCTGGTTAGAGGCTACGTTGGCATTGGTTCTGATGACGTGCTCGAGTAAATCGACAGTATCGTCAGGAACCACATAGGTGGGCTGACCTTGGGCTAACGTGATGACGTCTTGCTCAAACGTCCACATATTAACACCGCGGTTAGCCCAGTCCGCAAACAGCAGATTCAATGATCTGCGAGCCGTTCTAACATCATATCCAGTGCGAGATTCGCTGCCACAACGTTCAAAAGCCTCCTCGACTAACTCGGGAAGCTGTAAATTAAACCCCGTGGCTCCGGACGTTGTTATGGCCATTATTTAGCCTTATCAACTTCTTCTTCTACAGCAGGAGTCTCAACTACAGGAGCCTCAACTACAGGCGTTTCAACGACGGGTTCAGCTTGCTCAGATGCGGCTACAAAAGCAGCAAACTTCTCAAGAAGAGTATGTTCAAAGCTGGAAACGGGATAACCCATTTGGCTCAAATAATTCATGATATGTTGTTTCATTGCGCAGCTCTCATGTTATCAATTAAATTTGGATAATGACGTCCCGCCTTTTTGGCCGCTTTCTTTGCAGCAGCCTTTTTGGCAGGGGTCAACTTGTTGGGCTTACCAAGACTTTTAGGGCGAGGCTTATCCCAAACCTCCCCGCCCTTCTTGTACATAGAGACATCATTCGGGTCATCTTTTCTCTTGATGACCTTCCTGCCCGGCATTTTTGACGGGTTAATGTCTCCCATGCCACGACTTGCCATCATTTGTACATCCCGCCTTTGCATGCAACGATAGTACCTTTGGTGTGGCCTTTTTCACAGCATCCATCTGCACGCTCGCTTGCACGATGCGCAGAACCACCTTTACTCATTCCACCAGGACGTTTTGCCGCCAACAAAGGATTGACTGGCATGCGACCTGCCATAGGTGGCCGGCGCATTTGTCCAGGAGCCATCATCATTGAATTCATAGGCATAACAGTCTCCTTATTTGGATACTTGATGTTTGTGCAAATGTTCGGCTACTTCGTGGTGCTTGTGATGACCAGCAGCATGCTCACCATAAATGTGATGATGATGCTTGTGACCATTGACTTCATGTTCTTTCATGTGGTGAACATGGTGTTTAGTCTCATGATGGTGCTCATGACCAGCAGGATGAACGTGCTCGTGATGTTCTGGGTGATGATGTTTCATGGTTTTTCCTTAACAAGCTTTGCCGCCACGTTTCATGGCATGAGTCTTACCGCCGCGCTTCATGGCTGGGCCTTTGACGTTATACAAAGGACCGTCACCAATAGTGTTACCCTTCATTTTCTCTTGCAATGCGCGTGTATGGCCACGTTCTTGGATTTTGTGCTCGCCGTGTTTCTTTTCGCCACCAGCAGCAACTCTACCCATTTTGGCTGTAGTCATGCCGCGTTTCTCGGCAATACCTTCACGACCAACTGTGTCTCCACCGCCAGCCATTTTTCTAACGTGGCCACCGTGTTTAAAAGCCTTTTCGCCCATGTCTTTTGAATGGGGTTCTTTGGCTTCTCCACCGTGTTTCATCGCTTCTTTCAAGTGATGATGAGCCATTTTCATGTGATGATGATGCATTTCGTTTTTCATATTTCCACCTTGTTTAAATGTGCGGCCTTTGTCCGCTTTACTGAACTCTTGCCCCACATTTTGAGGGACCCCCACCTTCTTGGCAAACGATGGACTGTGAGCCACCGCCTCCATGAAATTGTGTTGTTTTTTGCTTGTGCTAGGCATATTAGATCTTAAAGTTCCAGCCTTTGCCAATGACAAAGCCTACGACAATCGCCCCAACCCAAACAAGAACTTTGTTAATAATTGTTTTACCAACTTGTCTATAGAACTCGCCAGCGAGCTCTTCAATAGCAATGCGTGCCGCTTCTTTGGCAATGGCTTGTTCGCGTTCTGTTAGTTCGATGTCTGCCATAATTATCTCATCGATCCTTTGGTGTGACCACGCTTTGCAATTCCATCACGTTTCTTAACATGCGTTTTATGGTGTGCAATTTTACCGCCACGTTTTTTACCCATGCTTTTGCTGGCCTCATTGTAGGCCTCATTGGCTTTGGCTTGCTCCAAACGCTCATCACGTTCAGCCCTTAACTGTCGCTCGGTTTCTGGCGTCATATAGTTGGGACTATTGCGTTCGGCCATTTGCTCGGCAGTTGGCCCGCCTTGTTTTCCTCTTCCAGCTCCAGCACCTTGAGTAGCCATATTACACCATCCTACCTTTTGTATGTCCTCTAATAGCACAACCGTCAGCGCATTTCCAAGCCCGTAGACTTTTGTTGATCCGACTATTTGGATCGTTGGCAGTCTTGGAAGACGTCAACTTTTCTTTCATCCCCGACATTCTTGCGCAAAAGCTTTTCTTCCTTGATCCGCCCTCGGGTTGGGGAGGCTTTAAATGCATCCCCTCCTTCGCGGCTGACGCTCTTCCTTTGGCGTTTAGACCGCCATTCGGATTCTTCCCTTCTTTGCGTTGCCATGCGGGGGTGGCCATATTAAGCCATCGCTTCCTGGCAGACCACGTTTACTTGCAACGTCACACCGCCACTGTTTGCACAAGTCACGGCAACCGTCAGAATATCCGCTATATTGCCTTTGATGTTGGTCAAGACAGGAAAGAAGTTTGACAAATCAAGCTGTTGCAATCCATTGGGAGGCGTAGAGAATGCATACACAACCTCTCCACCAGACAATGACGTGGAGGTTAAATCTTGCTCGGCAAATGAGTTATAAGAACCTAGAGTGTTCAAAGGAACAAAGTTTGCCTGAGACAAAGACACCTGATTGGTTGGTGTGGATGCAATCAACTCAACCAAACATGTTTGTGAAGAGTTAAGTAGCAACGTGTTTGGCAATAATTGACCGCGATCAATCAGACCAATCTGATAGCTATTGCCAGATGCAGGACCATTGGCCAAAGGCAAGCCAGTCACAATATCACCGAATGTCAAAACGCTGGTTGTGTTTCCGGTAACACGGCCTGTATAAGGACTCACAGCAGAAGCGCCAGATGTATAGTTGCCAGGATTTACATTGCCCCAGTTAACCGTAATCGTTGTGGTTGGGTTTGATACTGGGATGCTTACTGAGTAAATACCATTCATTGCAGCAGGAGTTGATCCGCTAATAATGATCACATCACCTTGCTTCAGTCCATGTGCTGAACTGAATGTAATGGTAGATGTGTAATTTGTCAGACCAGCAATTGTAGAACTAGCGGGATTGCTAATTGCACTGATTGAAGGCAAGCTGGCTTGATAATAAACAAACTTGCCAACCCACTGATTCACGCCCCAATACGTTGCCGTTGGCGTAGAGGTCAATGTTGCACCATTTACCAATTGGATTGGCAAAATCATGGTTGTCGTTGTTGGCACTTGTTGAATCAACCAAGTTTGAGCGGCGTATGTGGTGGTGGCTGTCAAGGTTCCTGTACCAGTAGTCTGGCTGGAACTCACTTGATATGTGCCCAATCCGCCTGGTGCATATGATGTCACAGTGCCTGAAACCTGAGCAGTAAATGCTTGGTTTACAGTGATTGTGGCACCATTAACAGCAGTGATAAACGTGCTTGCAGGAATGCCTGTTCCAGCAATCAATTGGCCTACCGCAAACGATGTGCCTGCGGCCAACACAACAACGCTTGAACCAGCTGCACCGCCGCTTGAATAAGCCTGAGAGCCAACAGCAGAGCTTGTTGCAGTTAATTGCTTAACAATGGTGGGTGAACCTGTAACGCCTGTACCCGACAAAACCTGACCGGGCTGGAGCGCTCCAGTAGCCACAGCTGTGGTCACGGTCAAAGTTGTTGTGGAGAAAGCGTAATTTCCCGTCGCAATTGTTGCCACTTCAGTAAAAGAACTTAGCGTAACATATTGGGATGGGTTGTTGGCTTGAGCAGTATTTGTTACAGCATATCCATGTGCAGATGCAAAAGTGACCAATGCTTGTCCGCCATTAGGTTGACCAACAACAGAAGAAATTGCAGGAGTTGCAGCGCTGATTGTCAATGTCGTAGCAGAACCGCCTGTAGCGGCAGCATTGGTTTGATCAAAAATATCAGAACCAATAGCTCTCATGCGGAAAGACATCGCGGGATAGCGAGTAATTGCAGTAGAAGGAGCTCTGGTTTGTGTCTTAGCATCATTGCCGTATGAATATGTAAAACCACGCTGAGAGTCAATACGGCCTTCAATCAATACTGATACGCCATAGTGCGTCATCAAAGATGCAGCACTGCTTCCGTTGTCTCTTTGCTCATAGCGCACAGGCAAATTACCTGTACGGCTCCAAGGTTTAACTTGTGCAATACCGTTAACAATTCCGTTTCCAGTACCAACTTGGTGTAAAACCCAGGGCTCACCGTTAAGAACAACGCCCCAACGCAAAGCACCAGCTCCATACCATGCGTATTCCATCCAAATCATTTGGACTTTGGTCCAATCAAGTGCATTGATAATGTTTTTATTACCATTCCACTGATCGCAAGGAATAACTTGATCTATAACGCCAGCCGAACCAGAGTCAGAACGAATAACAGCATACATGGCGCCAGAATTTCCTGGGTATGCAGTACCTTGCTGTAAAAAGAAAATACCGTTGGAGTCATCAAAAATACCAACGCGTTGTGTTTGTCCGCTTACAGATGTACCAAAGTTAACGTTGGAAGCCATGTACATGGTCTTACCAGGTTGGTATCTGTGATAAGGACGTGACTGACGAATCGTAATATCACCGGGTGTATTGCCGCCGCCAATGTTCATTGACACGCCACCAAGCCCGGGGTTTTGAACAATGTATGCTTGACCAGATACATTACTAATAATCTGTTCCCAACGCAAAGGCTGAACGCCATATTCAAAGTCGGCGTCGTAAATATTTTGTGATTGGCTTACTTTTAATTTACCAACAACATCGCGTAAGCGTTGTGGAGGAATAAACTCAGCAGCACCATCAATACCTTGCCAAGCGGTACTTGGGGTTTGCGTCCCCATGCTTGCCGTCTGGTTGTTAGGCGAGAAAAAATTAAAAAGATTCAAACCCATTACAAACTCCTTACGTTAAAGAAAGGGGCCGAAGCCCCCCTGACTATCAGTCAAAATTACCGTATGGGTAAGTTGTAAGGTTGCCAATTGTAGGATCAGCTTGTGTGTAACGCACAATAAAATTCAACTTGCCGCCAGTAGGAGCTGCAACGCTTGTACCAGTAATGGACAAGGTGAGCACCAACTGAGAGAAGAAGCTAGGCTGTGTACCAACTTGTGGGTTCTGAATATCAGAAGTTGTTGCCATCATGTTGATCAAGTTAGTCGCTGTGTAAGTGGTTGACAAACGACCAGCTGTACCAACGCCTGTGCTTGAAGAAATAACAGCAGTACCATATGTAGGTGTGCCGCCACCAGCTGTGTAGTTATTGGAAATAAATACGCTGGTGTTGCTGAGTGTAGCGCCACCTTCACCAGTAATGGCCAACTGATAGTCAACGATGATGTCTTGAATTGCACTGTTGATTGGCAAATACATCACAGCGCCGCGATACACCTGAGTTGATGTGTCAGCAGGAAGTGTCTGTACGACTGGGCCTGTTGTGGTGAATGTAGAGCTAGGTGTATAAACAACACCTTGCAAATTAGGAATGGTATTGGAAGAAACAAACTGTCCTGAACCACCGCTGTAACCAGCAGTACCAACTGTAGAGTTGGAGAGGTCAATGTAACATTCTTGAACTAACTCTGTGTAACCAACGTCACGCAAAGGGCCAAAACGGTTGTCGCCCGATAGGATTGGGCCTTCAAAGGTGGAACGTGCCATGATAATTCCTTATGCAAAAGTCTCTTGTTAATCGTTGCATCGTGACCTCTGGGCAGGTTGGCAACAAGAGAAAAATCCCAGACAAACTTAAATATACACTATATACGCACGGTGTCAACAAGTTTATTGGACTTTTTTAAATTCTCTTCTTGAGTGATTACACGAAGATTCCAAGGCACATGTAGGCCGCACACAGACTCTGAAATGAGCGGAATAATATGGTCAACAACATATCTTTCGCCGGCTATTTTGGTAAGCTCTTGAGCCTTTAAATACAGGTTTCGCATGGCCAGCTTTTGTTCTGGCGTGATCCACTTGGGGGTGGCGTTGCGGTGTCTGCGCTTGCGAACGCTAGTGAGGGCTTTGTAGAGTTCAGGGTTTTCTTTTTTATGTTTATTTCTATGTGTTCTTTTTTCTTCTATTGGCCTTGCATTAGACCGCGCTTTTACGGTTTCTTTATTGCGTTCGTAATAACGTCGCCCAGCTGCTTTTGCCGCCTCTGATTTCGGCTTCTCCTTGCGCTTTTGATTATCAATTACCCAATCTTCTTTCATGCATTCTACGCATGATCCTTTGGTCTTTCGTAAAGCAATATGCCCACGAATGCATGCTATGCCAGTAAAGTAATGCGTTGCGCCTATACGTTTTGCTTCAGCTCTATTATCTGGATACTCCATATCATACTCCTGTTATACGATACGGGAAATTATAACACACAAAAAAGGGCCCTTGTGAGGCCCTTCTTAAATCAACCTAAGTTGTTGATTTTATTAGTATGATCCATAAATACCTAGTGGGTCGGACCAACCAAAAGAGTAACGTTCTCTAGATTTGTAGCGAACGTTCCCTGTATCGAAGTCACCATCCATTGAATTTTGCAACGGTGTACGCTCAAAATGCTTGAGGCCGTTAGGCACATCAGTAGTCAAGAACCATGCATTGGTAGCGGTCAAGAAGTGGTTAACTGTGTAACCTTCTGGAACGGAACCGTTGTTCTTGATAGCGTTGATGTCGTTGTTGTTTGTACCAACGCGCAATTCTGTGTCGAGCAAACGTGTTGCAACGAACATTAGTGCTGGTGGAACAATCAACTTCTTGGGGCGTGCGGCGATCAAAAGACCACGCTCGTCTGTCCAAGCGGCGATTTGAATGACGGCATTCTCAAGAGAAGTCTCGTTCAAGTCAGCGGCTGTCGAGGGAGTGTTGGCGTTTGTGCCACCGTTCACCAAGGGGTGAGCAGAGTTCAACAAAGATACACCGTCGCCACCAACGTATTGAGCGTTGTAAGCGTTGTTCAAAACTGCGGCAGCTTTGACTTGCTTGGTGTATGCCATAGCACGAGCCAAACCTTTGGTGTAGCGAGCAGACAAGCTGTCGTACAAGTTATCTTCAATCGCTTCTTCAGTGATTGAGAAACCCAAAGCAATGGTTTCGTGGTTATAGCGAGCTGTAAATGCCTCTTGCGCATTGTCGTAGCTGATGGCTGTGCCCTCGGCCTTGACTGGTGCGGCTGAGAAGCCTGACAGTTTTGTCTCTTCTTCAAAGCTACGCTCTGATTTCTCAGTTTCGTAGATCTCTTTGTGCTCTTCGCCGTAGCGGGCGTACTCTAGACCGAACAATGCGTTCAAACCAGGGAGCAACTCTTTAAGCAGTTGTGCGCGTGAAATAGCCATTTAAGTGCTCCTTAATTAAACACCAGCAGT